AATACATAGGACTTAATTTTATGAGTGTAAACGAAAAACTTGTTATTTGTGACGAGAATCAACACGAACTACGTAAAGTACTTGATCAACATGGTATCGAATCAATAGGCTTACCTATGCGTCAAGCACGTACACTTAGCGGTGGCTTCCATTGTGTTACTCTTGATACAAAACGCAAAGGTACTAGGGAAGACTATTTTGCGTGATGGTAACAGAGGACATTGGCTACCATTTTTAGAATGGATGGTTACAACCAGTTGCGACTTAGCTTGCCCTGGTTGTGACCGCTTTATTGATTATAGTCATAACTGGACAGAAAGTTATGAAGATATTGATAAAAATATGTCCTTTTGGTCTAAGCATTTAGATCCTGATAACTTTACGCTAATAGGCGGTGAACCTTTATTACACCCTTACATATATGATATTATTCGTAGCACACGCAAACACTTTGATCATGCAACTATAGAAATTTATACAAACGGACTGCTATTTCCTAAACGTCCTAAATTAATTGAACTACTGTTAGAATTAGGAAATGCAAAAGTAAGTTTAACTTATCATAATGAAGAACCAGAAATACGTTCTAAAATTGATAGAAATATAAAGAAATATATTTTTAAACACTATGGATTTTATCAAGTAGCTAAAAATAAATGGCAATACAAGGATGTTGTATTTGAAACAACTGATCCTACACAAGGCGGTTGGTATGATTATAGACAAAATATAAATGGTATATTAAAGCCGTGGAAAGATAATGATCCTGCACAAAGTTATAGCAAATGTATGGCAAATGTTTATCCTATAATATATAAAAATCGTTTATATAAATGTCCCCCAATTAGCATGGTAGAAACTCATTTAACAAAAAGTTTTCAACTAGGTGACGAAGATTGGGCTCCTTATCTTGCTTACAAAGGCTTAGGAATAGATTTTACTGAAAGCGAACTAGAAGAATTTATAGATAATATACAAAAACCACACGCAATTTGCGGAATGTGTCCAGCTAATCCTGTTTTAAAGAAACAGCCAAATGCAATAGTAAAACATAGGTTAGAAAAAATATGAAAATACCATCAGCATTTTTACAAGGCGGAGCTCGTACATACGAAACACTAGTAAACAAGTATGAAGGTATACTTGGTTTTGATATTGATCAAGATAACTTTACAGTACATCCTAAAATGATTTTGTTTTTTGAGTTTGTAGGAAATAATTCTTATATGCTACAACAAATGCCTTTGATGACGGAAAGATTTAAGAATAGCGAATTGTTTCTTATACTAGATGATAGTTACGAAGGACTTGCGAACAAAGAATTTATGGTTATGTTCAAAGATGCTTTAAAAAATACTCCGTGTGTAAAACACTGGCGTATACTTTCTAGCAATGCAAAAATGAAAAGTATATGTGAAGAAGTATTTGGCAACAGTGAAAACTACGAATACTTTAACATACATATGCATCTTGCCCATTATGATAATATACATGTTCAAGAACAAGAATGGCAAATAAATGAACAACTACGCAATAAAAAGTTTTTTTGCGTGAACAGACAAGAACGTTTGCATAGACTATTAACTGTAGACTATCTTCTACAAAACGATATTGCAAAACATACCTATCTAAGTTGTATGTTAGGCGAATACGCTAATCTTATAAGTGATAATAATAAAGTTTGGTCAACAGAAGACAAAAGTTTGCGTAAATTTTTAGATCCTGATTTAGATAATTTAGAATTATCTCAAGAACAGCGTAATAGATTAAGTGTACTTCCAATAGAATTAGATGTAGTTGAAAGTCAGCACCATCATATAAAAGTGAACATGCCAAATTTAGAAAACTATTTTCAGCAAAGTTACTTTAGTATTATAACAGAAGGAGATTTTGCTAGAGGAAATGAAAGGCAAATGTTTACAGAAAAAGTTTTGAAATGTTTTTTGTATGGACATCCGTTTATTGTTATTGGTTTGCCAGGCACTTTACAGTTATTACATGAACAAGGTTTTATTACTTTTGGTGGAGTAGTTGATGAAAGTTATGACAAAGAAGCTGACGACCAAAAAAGACTTAAAATGTGTCTAGAACAAATATCTAAATTAAACAAATTAAATATGAATGAGTTTAAGAATATGTATAATGATCTAAAACCTATTTTACAACACAATTTTCAAACATATAAAGTACTAAACAGTATGCCTGCACCTAATAGGTTAGCAAACGACTTAATTAGTTGGTATTCAGATGATTAATTATAAAATCTTTTGTGGGTAAATCTAGTTTTGCACTAATATTTTTTATATATTCTTTTTCTTGATCTGGTAAGTGTTTTATATCCAACAACAAAGGATATGTAAGCACGTTGATATACCAATCTGCATTGAAACTACGCACATAATTTGTAATATTTTCAATATCTTTGTAATTGTTTATATGTATAACAGTATTAAACTCTAATTTATATTTTTTTGTAGTAATATATTCAATAAAACGTTGAACATGCATCCATTTAGTTCCGCTTCTTACTGATTCAGCAACTTTTCCTACTCCATCAATACTTACTATGAACATTACACTCTTAAACTTTGCCCATATTGCTTCATTTTCTTTATCCGGCATGTACATTGCGTTTGTATTGTACACAACATCTACTTTTGTAGGATCTTTAATTAATTTTAAAAGTTCTAAATGTCTTTTTGTACTTAAAGGCTCGCCACCTAGAAATAAAACCTTTGTAACAGTATCAGGAACACTTTTGATTGTGTCGATAGTCATGTAATCATAGTTTGCTTTACCTGTTTCTCTTATTTCTTTAGCTCGCCAGCTAGTGCTAAACTCAGAATTACAACCATCACAGGTTAAATTGCACAAATTGTCTATACCTATTTCTAAATATTCTAATCCTATGTTATCTGCTTTATACTTTTCGTTAAACTCTTGACGTAAACTTTTATGCTGTATACTTTCTTCGTAGTAGCACTTCTCACAGCCAGATATATGCTCTCCTGCACTGCTTAATTTTCGTAATTCTTCATATGCTTCACTATGCAGTACATTTTCTAAATCACCGTCTGTAGTCCCAATAGAATGTTTGAATCGACAGCATGGAAAAATTCTTCCACCAGGGCGTATATTTGTATGTTTCCAAAATGCACTACAAAAAGTTGACATAGTCTATTTCATACCTATCTAATTGTTTTAATGTTTCTTCTACCAATAGATTCAATTCTTTATCAGTGTAATATGGTTTTGAATCTTCATTTCTATAAGGATCAAAAAAATCAATTGTTTTAGCATAGCTTTTTTCAATACGATTAGAATTAACATCTACTAATGTAGGAGTTTTTGCTTTTTCTGCTATATCTAATGTCTTTCCTACACCGGTAATTACAAAATGACTCTTTCTGATAGCATATTGTAATTCTTTATCTTCATATTTACTAGATTTAATACTTACAATGTTGATTTTGTCTTTTAATTTATCGTTAAGATACAAAACAGTGTTATGGTCAACATTGTCTTTAGCAATTAACAAAAAACTAAATTTATTTTTGTTATTTTCTTCAAATAATTCATTTATGTGCTTCATTTATCAACTGAATCCAGTATAAATTCTATGCTTACACGCTCATGTTCGCTAACATTTGTTGTTGTATAAGATTCAATGTAACTAGGAAAGAAATACATGTATCCTTCTTGCATTTGTAACAATTCTTCTGGAGCATTATAATGAGATCGATTAAAAGGATCATAAACTTTGTCATACCAGTGGGAATCTATTGGTTTTCTAAAATTAATACTTGCATTTTCAGCAGGTGCATTAAGAAAATAGATACCTGTCGCTAAACTTTTGATTCTATTTTTTGGAATTGTCATTCCGCCAGGTGGTATTATAGTTACCCACATGTCAGTTATAGCAATTTGCTTGTTACTTTTAATTCTATATCTATTCATCATCAAATTCGCATAGGTTTGTACCTCAGGACCGCCTGCTATCCTTGCAAAACTATGAATACTTTGTAATCCGTTAGGACTTGTCCATACAGAACTATGATTTGAAGAGTTGTAATTCACATTACTCTTATACAAATCATGTATAACGTGCATAAGTTGATTTTTTACGTCATTATGATCTTGAACCTGGATCTTATCTACGTTACATTCAATTATTGTTGTGCTATCTACGGGTAAACTTTGCATAATGTATTTACGAAATTCACTATCAACAAATATTAGGTCTGAGACCAATAAATATTATTCAACGGAGAATATTGTGAACTTACCAAAAGAAATTTGTGTAGTAGGCGGCGGAACAGCTGGTTTTGTAGCGGCTTTGATTATGAAAAAGTCGTTTCCTATTGTTAAGATTACCATTATAGAAAGTAGTAAGATAGGAACTATTGGTGTCGGGGAAGGATCTACAGAACATTGGAAAGAGTTTATTGAATTTATGAATTTCAATAAGGCAGAAATGCTTACAAAGAGTGATGCAACATTCAAAGCAGGTATTATGTTTAGAGATTGGAGTAAGAATCATTACTTACAAACGGTAGAAGGTGCGTATAATATATTAGCAAGCGACTATCCGGTAATTTATGGTAAACTTATAAGCGAAGGCAAACTACCAAAGGATTTAGTTGAAGATGAAAGCTGGACTGGCGATATTTATTGGACAAATGAAACTGAAGAAATACTTTCAGAGTTTCCTGTAGCACAATATCATTTTAACACTGTCAAATTAAACGAATTTTTACACGAAAAGGCAGAAGCATTGGGTATAAAAATTATAGATGATATAATTGTAGATGTTGAAACTGACGAAACCGGGATAAAATCTATTGCAAGCGAAAGCACAACATATACTGCTGACTTTTTCATTGACTGTACTGGTTTTAAACGTCTGTTGTTAAACAAGCTGGGAGCAGAATGGAGTAGTTATAGTGAATATTTGAGAATGAAACGTGCTATTGTATTTCAAACTCCTGACGAAGACAAATATCCTATGTGGACACTTGCTCAGGCTATGAAATATGGATGGATGTTTAGAATACCAGTGTGGGGAAGAAAAGGTAATGGTTATATCTTTGATAGTGATTACATAAATGCTGAGCAAGCAAAAGCAGAAGTAGAAGAATTTTTAGGACATGAAATAGAAGTAAGGAAAGAAATAGGATTCGATCCAGGAGCAGTGAAAAATCCATGGATTAAAAATTGTGTAGCTATAGGATTGAGTGCAAGTTTTGTAGAACCACTTGAAGCAACTAGTATTGGCACTAGTATCCAACAAAGTTTTTTACTTTCAGACAGAATTTTAAACTACAACAATGTAACAATTGAGAAGTATAACAAAGAAATAGGTGTTGTCCTTGATGATATTAGAGATTTTATAAGTTTACATTACATAAGTGATAGAGACGACAGCGAGTTTTGGAGAGATCAAAAAAATATTCCGTTACCTAAAGAGTTAGAAGAAAATTTATCTCAATGGAAACACAGATTACCCGTGAGTGGTGATTTTAGACAAAGTAATTACAAATTGTTTGATAAAATGCATTACATCTTAGTGATGCACGGTCTTGGATTGTTTAATAAAGATAGTATACAACAACAATATAGTATGATACCACAAAATCAAAAAGAATATGCTGATCGGGTATTAAACGATCTCCACTTTAGTCGAGAAAATTATAGGACCATACCTCATAAAGATATTATTAGACTAGTTAGAACATTGAATGCGTAGACTTTTTACATTTGGTTGTAGTTTGACTCAATTCTTTTATCCTACCTGGGCAGATTTATTAATTTGGCACTTAGGAGAAAAGGTTGATATATCAGAAAACTGGGGTAAGTCGGGTGCAGGAAATCAGTTTATCTTTACTAGGTTAATGGAAGCTGACAGTATCTATAATTTTACAAAAGATGACTTAATAGTTATTCAGTGGACAAGTATGTACCGTGATGACAGATGGATAGAGGGTACAGGTTGGCACAATGCGGGTAACCTTTATCACGGACAGTTGAAACATGAACCTATGTCATTAAATAATTTTGACTATACAGATCAATATCAATGGGCTGACCAAGTACATTGTGTTATGCGAGACTGTGCTATAATAAAAGCAACTGAAACTTTTTTACAAAATAAAAACTGTACCTATATTAAATTTCAGTTTTCGGACTACTACAATGATCTGTCGGAGAAAGATAGTAAATTAGATTATAGCCAAGCACTTACTCCTAATTGTATAAACGGAATTCTGAATGAATATAAAGAATATTTACAGACAGATATGCCAGCAATAATGGATTGGAATGGGTATGATCCAAAAAATCCAAAAAAATATGTTGACGGAAGACCAATGTGTTTGGCAAACATGGGTGATAGGTTAGATGAAGCAAGAGCAGAAATGCATCCGTTACCATTTGAATACGCAGACTATGTAGAAAAATTTATTTTACCAAAAATAGGCATGGACAAATTAAATCCTAAGGCAATTGAACTAGCAGAGCACTACCAAACAAAATTAACAGAACAAAATTTACCAGTTTTAAGTAAATTAGGCTGGATAGAATTAAATGCAGACAAGATAGGATGGTCAGATGACTAACAACCCACCAGTAATAGGATTAGATAGAGACGGAACAATAAACAAAGACATAGGTACATACGTCAAGAAGCCAGAAGAGTTTGAACCTTTGCCAGGAAGTTTAGAAGCAATCAAAATAATACGTGACAAAGGTTATGATGTAGTAATTTTAACAAATCAAGCAGGAATAATGAAGAAAGAAATGCTTCCTGAGGATGTAGATATTGTACATGGATACATGCTTAATCTTTTAGGACAAGTTGGTTGCAAAAGTATCAACGGATTGTACTATAGCACCACAAATCTTAAGGAAGATATCTACGCAAAACCAAATATTGGTATGTTTAGAAGAGCTGAAAAAGAAATTGGTGTAGATTGGAAGAACGGCTTGTATGTTGGAGACAAAATTTCAGACCTTAAAGCCGCTGTAAAGGCGAAAGCAAAGCCGGTATTAGTAAAAACAGGCTACGGTGCCGAAACTTTAGAGAAACTTAACAGTTTTGCTAACAAAGATTTGAAAAAGCAGACCGAAGTGTACGAAAACCTATTAGAATTTGCGGAGAGCTTAACGACCCTTACTGGATAAATACAGTAAGGAGCTCCATATGAACAAAACTATACAAAATTTATTCAAAAAGGGTACAAACGATTCAATTAGCCTAGCTGATAGAAGTAACTTTTCTTACAGAGGTAACTGGATTGGTGTACACAGTAATACTGTAATGGATTCTTTCCATGTTGGACAAATAAGCAGTGCAATATATCAGATTACTGTAGAGTTTGATAGCAATAATAAAGAAATTTTACAATTATCTGTTGTTGCTAGACCAGACAGAGCTAGTTTTAATGTTTATGGACGCTCGTCGCTCAGTAACGATTTAATTAACATCAGTGTAACAGTGGACCATACTATATGCAAAGTGATTGTCAATCCAGCAGACACCATTTATGCAGGAGCGAAGTTGATCTTCCACGCTACCTATGCTGAAACTATTCATCAGCTTGTTGCACCGTCAGCAGTTGCAGATGTGAGTACAGATACAGGAAGCATAAATACATTTGATGAGACTGGTGGTACATTTGATAATACAGCAGTAACATTTGATAGGACATAAGAAATGGCAAAAAGCATAATCAATATAGGTACAGCCGCTAACGATGGAACTGGTGACAACATCAGAGCAGGCGCTACCAAAATTAACGCAAACACAAACGAAATTTATAGTGCATTAGGTGACGGAACAAACATCAAAGATGTTGTTAATTCCCAATTAGAATTAGACGTTCCACCTTTATCAGGCAAAGTAAACAAAATAAGTTTACTATGTGAATCAACAGCTGAACTAAACAACATTAGTCCTGCTGATTATCACGGCACAATTTTACATGTTCACCAAACAGGCAAAGTTGTTGTTGCTCATAGCAATGCATGGCACAGCATGTTACTTGATACAAGCGGTGGCGCAATTCCTAACTACACAGATCCACTAAGTGCAGTAGCATATGGTGGTGGCATAAATGATCTTACCGACGTAGACACAACTTCAGTAACGCCATTCACTGGAGCAGTTCTAAAATGGGACGGTACTAAATGGTCACCAGGGACAGATGTTACTACAGGTGGCGGCGGCACAGACGCTGACACACTAGATGGACAAGATGGTTCTTATTACCTAAACTGGAATAACTTTTCAAACAAACCAACTATTCCAACAGTGTTGACTGATCTTTCTATTGTTGATGGTACAGCTGGACAAGTACTTACAACAGATGGTAACGGTTCCTTTACGTTCCAAGCGGCAAGTGGTGGTGGAGCAACACAAAATTTATTTGAAACTGTTGACGGTGATAACGGAACTACAACAGCAAACAGCGCAACTGACACATTAACTATTGCAGGCGGTACAAATATTAGCACAACTGTTGTAGGAGATACACTAACAATTAACTATGTTGGTGATGCACTGTCAGGTGAAGCTAACCAAAATGCATTTAGTTTTGTTCAAGGTGATAGTGGAATAGCAGAAGCAGATAGTGCAACTGATACTTTAACTATCGAAGGTGGTACAAATATTACAACAGCAGTATCAGGCGATACAATAACTATTAATTACTCAGGAGCGGCGGCAACGTTTGCTACATTAACTGATACAACTATTACTAATGCAGGCGCTGGTAGTATGCTACACTACAGCAGTGGTAATCAATGGGTAAATGCAAACGATGTTACTATTGATAGAGTTGCATTTCCTGCAATTACACAACTAGTGGTAACAGCGGCAGGTAGCTCAGGTTACTTATTTGATCAATACGGAACTTCACAAGATCCAACAATTTATGCGATAAGTGGTACAACAATATCTTTTGATTTGAATGACAGTACAATGGGCAATCATCCTTTCCAAATTGAAACAAGTGGTGGACTAGCATACAATGAAGGTTTAGTTCATGTTGATCCAGATGGAACAAAATCAACAGGGTCAAATGCAAACGCACAGTCAAATGGAACATTGTATTGGAAGATTCCAGCAGGTGTTTCGGGAACATACGCTTATCAATGTACTGCTCATAGTGCAATGAGAGGTAATATTGTAATCAAAGACATAAGTGCATTATAAGGATAGACAATGGTAGCAGTAGTAAATTCAAAAGCGTTTAAATCGGAACAAGGATTTGAAAGTCCTAAGTTTACTGTTGATGTAAACGGCAGACTTACAAGTGAAATTTTAGACGTCAAACAGATACTACTTAACGGTGTTCCTTTTGTTGGTGAAACACCAGATGACGATGATGGCGGTGGAGATACACCTACAACTAATCCTTTCGAAAACATTACTGATCTTTCAGTTAATAATACATTTACAGTTAGACAAAACGATGTTAACAATGTTAGTGTTGCAAACGGAATAGTAACTATTTCTAGCACAAATGTTGGAACAATGGATAATGTTGATATAGGACAATCAACACCAGGTCAGGCTAAATTTTATGAATTAGATTTAGTATCAGCACCAGATAGCACAGCAAGTGTAATTAATGCAAATAATACAACTGTAAACGGCACACTTACTTTCAGTGATGGTCTTGCAGTCAGCACAGCACCAGTAAATAACAATGACGTAACTAATAAAGGTTATGTAGACAGTCAGGCTATAGCTTTATCAATAGCACTTGGAGTATAGAAACAAATGGCAAAGAAAAAAATAGAAAATTATGTGTTTAGACCAGGATTAGGTATAGATGATAACGCTTATCCAAATGCTTGGAGTTTAATAAATCAAAACTACAACTTTATTAAAAAAGAAGTTGCGGCATGGATACAAACACAAATTGACAATAACAATCCTGACTTTCTATTCAACAGAGCAAAGTGTATTCGTGATTTAGGTTATATTACAGATGCTGTTCAATATGATATGATCTTTGGCACAAACTATAATGCTGTCTTCCAAGGAACAATGGAACAATACAGTATTGATATTAGCAATACCGTTGTTAATACTCTTGTAAACGCAAAAGCAAGATTTGCTGACCTAAGTGGTGTAAAAGCAAGTGCCACAGCAGTAGCAAGACACAATGCAGGCTGGGATGAAGTAATTGATGTAGCACAAAACGGTTACTTATCTGCAGATACAGTAACATGGTCTAACCCAACAAATGCCAACACAGATAATATTAATGCTAAAGACCAATTAGATGGTAACTTAAACTTTATCGTAAACGATGCAAGTGCATATGTAAACATTAACTATCCAACACTAGGTTACAATCAAGACTTATTTGAAAACGATATTAAAATAATTGTAATGGCCGCAACCTACGATATACTATACGGCGGAAACACTGCAAGTTGGGATGCCGCTAAAGGTATGGTAACATACAGTGAAGTTGGTAAGGAAGAATACCAAACAGCAATGCTGGCCGCTATGGGTCATGTTAAAACAATAGGTTTAGAAATTATTCAAGGTAATGCTGTTACACCTTTAACAGGAAATACAGAAACTCACAATGCCTCTGCAGGTGGAGCAATAGGTGATATTAATAATATCAACTGGAACGCTTTGATAGACTATACTATAAATGAAATTACAACTGCTGAATCAATAGATTTAGTTACAAAAACAGCACCAAATATCGGATGGCCAGCGGCGGATTTAATCACAGCCTATAACGCTATAGACACAAACCAAACAACAATTATTAGTGAAGTTACTCCAGATGCTGAGTATACTTACAATCAAGAAAAGTGTGAAAGAGATACAGGATTTAACTTAACTGCTTGGTTACATGACTTACGCTATAACGGTAATGAAGAAACTAGCAGAATAGCAAGCACATATTGGGAAGGCACAGTAGCACAAGTTGACGGTGATAGACTTCCTGAAATACGTGCAAAAGAATTTACAAGAGATTTAATCAACAATAATATTTTACTAAACACAGCACAGTCTACACCTTATCAAACAGAAGTTGCACAAGTTATTGACACTAGTAAAACTGCTGAAGGACAAGGTGCAACTCGTATAAGTGAGCTAAGTGGAATTGTAATTAGCGTAATTACAACAGGCACAAGTGCTTTACCTACATTAGTTAGAAAAGGTTTAGGACATATTAAATTTATTGGTAACTACGATCTAAGCGACATTCTTTTAATAACAAACAGCACACGCAACGAAATTATATATAATTTTAGTGATCCTACACGCGGGGGAACACTAAGTCTACAAACAGACGACACACCAAGAGATTCAAGCGGTTATTTACTTAAATATGATTTCACAGATGCAAACAGAGATGCTGACGACGATTTTAAAAAGTTTTTACAAACCACAGACGGTGTTGTCACACTAAACTTTAAGTACAATACTGACTCACATGAAATTACAGATGATGTACAAGTTTACATAGAAACGCCAGAAGTAAGAACTAGACCATATGATTTTGGTACAGACGCTATTGAACGTATGCGTATTGCTCCTCCACTATCTATGCTTGATGCTGACTTTGAGTACGGCTTACAGCCTACAAAGTGGAGTGCGATTGGAACACAAAGAGGATATCCAAGTATATATGAAGTTCCTGGTACTGATACTGAAGTATCAAGTGTTGTTACAGATGGTTCAGTAGGAACTGACGGCGTTGGTGCTAGTAAGATTACAGTAACGACACAAGGTTCACATGGATTTACACCAGGTACACCGATTACAATTAAAGCACTAGAAGACAGTGTTGTTGGCGCAAGTAGAGCTGAAGGTAGTTTTGTTATTACAACAGTTCCAACTAACAATACTTTTACATACTTTGCAAAAGCAAAAGTTGGTGCAGAAAACGATGTGTTAAGCACAACTTACACACAATTAAGAAAAGGTGATTTCTATACAGGTGCGGCAATTGGTAAACCTAGTTTTGCTGTTGTAAGTAATGGTACAGCAGGACAAATGACTCTAACACTTGCGGCGCAGACAGGTGAAAATAGATTAGCATTTACAGGTAATGTACCTGAAATTGGTGCTCCGATTGTTTACACAGATATTCCAGAAGGCGCACAGGTTACTGCTATATCAAGCACACCAACAGGTAATGCACTAGTGCCAGTAACAACTGCACCTATTAATATAGGTGACACTAGTTTTGATGTTGCAAGTACAACAGGAATTGTACAAGGACTTGCCGCAGATAACGGAAGTGGTGATGCTATTTTCGTAACAAATATTGCGGGTAACACTGTTACAATGAGTGGTGAATTTACAACAGCGATAACACAGAGTGAACAAGTTTACACAGCGGTAAGCGGTACTACAACAGCGGCCGCTGGTATCAACGCACAATTTACAGTGAGCAAAGCAGGAACTGTATACAGTGTTGATAGTATTGATCAAGCAGGTAGTGGTTATGTAGAAGGTGACCAAATTTTAATTACTGGTGATAACATTGGTGGTAATACTCCTGCAAACGATGCAACAATAACAGTTTCAACAGTTGACGGAACTGGCGGTATAACAGCAGTTGCTATTTCAGGTAGTGCATTAGATGGCGCAATTACATATACAAATCCTACTACAACTTATCAAACAGACGGTGGTAGTACATTACCACAAATAGATATTTCATATGCAGACGGTGCATACACAACAGCAGTATTTAACTCACCAAATAACTCAACAGGATATGCTGTAAATGATAGAATACGTGTACTAGGTACAGTTATTGATCCTTCAAGTGGACAAGACGGTAATCAAAGTGCAGGCGGTAATGACTGTATTATAAAAGTTACTAGTGTTGACGGTAGTGGAAATATCACAGGCGTAACAATTGATACTAACGATTGGAGTATTGGTGTTCCACCTGCTCAAGATAGAAACTATTCTTTTGGTGGATCAAATCTTTCATTCACTGGTGGAAGTGGTACTGGATTTGAATTTAATGTTACTGCATCAGGCGGTAGCTATACAGTGCAAATATCACAACCAGGAACAGGTTATACAACAGCAGATACAATCACTTGTAATGGTACAGACTTAGGTGGTATATCACCTACCAACAACTTAGTATTAAGAATTAACGAAGTTGGTGCAAGTGGTGAAATAATAGGATTTAGAATTGAAGGTCCTGATGTTTCTTCAGAAGCAGTAGCGGCTGATAGTGGAACATTTATATCAAAATCAGGCAGTGATTTGGTAGGTGCTAGTGCAACATTTAACATCGAAAATGATGGTTCAGCATACAGTGTAGCGGCTATATCTAATGCTGGTACAGACTACCATATCGGTCAAACTTTCTTAATTGAAGGTAGTGCTTTAGGTGGTTCTACTCCTGCTAATGACCTTACACTGACTGTAGCAACAGTTGGTAACTTAGGTGAAATACTTACACTATCATTAAGCGGTACACCAAGCACACTATCAAGTGTATTCTCAAATCAAAGCGGGTCAAACGTTGCAAACAACGGTGCTGGCGCATCACTAGATGTAACAAGATCAGCAGGTTCTTACACAGTAGTAAGCGTAAATGCAACAGGCGGTACAAACTATAGAACTGGTAATACAATTACTATTTTAGGTACTGACTTAGGTGGAGCATCACCTGCTAACGATGCAACTGTTACTGTTACAGGTGTAAATGCCGGAGCAATAACTACAGCAACAGTAACTGGTACAGCTATAGGCGGCGGCACACTAAGTTTAGTAAACGCAGTTACTATGAGTGAATTTACAACAGCACCTATTACAGTTGGTGAAGTAATCGATTTTGAAGCATTGGCAACATTAGAAATTACTTTTGAAAACGCACATGGTATAGTGCCAGGTGCTACATTTATTGTTAATGTAAGTTCAGATGATGCAGGTGCTGGAGGAACAAATAACCACGCATTAGCAAGCGGAGCATTTATTGCTACTGCAATTCCAGCAGTAAATAAATTGCGCTATGCGGCAAGAGCTCCAGGTTCAATTACAACAACAGCAAACGACGATATACTTGCAGATGTGTATCTACGTCCAGACTCGTTCTTTATACACAGACCATATGACGGTGGTGTTCAACTAGGAACAGGCGGACCTCAACACAGTGCTCAAGCAATACGTCAAAGTAAAAAATATATTAGATATCAGTCAGGTAAAGGCATTATGTACACCACTGGTGCATTGTTTGCTCCAAGTTATGATATTGCAAGTGTTACATCAAATGGTACTGAAGTTGGGTCAACAATCACAGTAACAATGGATGACAATGATCACGGTATGCAGGTTGGTGGTAAAGTTAGACTAATTGGTGTTGATACACCTGGTTATAACGGCAATTACACTGTTACACAAATTATTAATGAAAGAACATTTCAAACTATTAGTACTAGACGTTTAGGTAGTATTAATGCTACACTAGGTTTTGCGGCACAAGTTTCTGTAACTGGTTGGCATGGTGCAACTGTTCGTTCAGGTATTTTTGATGATCAGAATGGTATCTATTGGGAATACGATGGATCAAATATTACAGTAGCACAACGTACAAGTACAAAACAGATTGCAGGCACTATTGCAGTAAGCCCAGACAGTAATTTGATAACTGGTGCTGGTACTAAATTTAGAGATCAATTAAAAGCAGGTGATAGAATTGTCCTAAGAGGAATGACACATGTTGTATCTCATGTAGACAGTCAAACTAGCATGACAGTTACTCCGGACTATAGAGGTGTAAATGAAGTGCTTGCGGCAAAGGTTTGTTTGGTAACTGATAAAAAAGTAAAACAAGATGAATTTAACCTTGATAGATTAGACGGCACAGGGCCAAGTGGATACAATATTGATATTGCATACATGCAGATGATTGGTATTCAATACAGCTGGTATGGTGCTGGTTTTATTGATTGGATGCTACGTGGTAGTGATGGTAACTTTGTGTTTGCCCACAGAATGCGTAACTCAAACGTAAACACAGAGGCGTTTATGAGATCAGGTAACTTGCCTGTTCGTTACGAAGTTACTAACGAAGGACCAGGTGCTAAATTAAGTGAAGCAATGTCAGATAATACTGCATATGTTCCACTTGATGATTCACGTTTCTTCCCAGACAGTGGTACAATTTATATTGACAACGAATTAATTGCATTTAGTAGCGTTGATCATTCACAAAATAGATTAACAGGCTTAACAAGAGGAACAAGTTTGTTCAACTTCCAAGCTGGTGCTCTTAGACAGTATACAGCAGGTAATGCGGCCGCACATGATGCTAAAACAGGTGTTGTGCTTGTAAGTAATACAATTACGCCGCTTATTAGCCACTGGGGTTCTGCGTTTGTAACAGATGGTAATTTTGATGAAGATAGAGGTTACATTTTCTCTTACACAGAAACAGGTTTAAGTGTTAGTACAACAAGACAAACAGCATTCTTGCTACGTCTAGCGCCTAGTGTTTCTAACGCTATTGTTGGTGACTTAGGAGATAGAGAACTACTAAACAGAGCGCAGTTGTTGATGCAAGAAATGGAAATTACGTCAGACGGCGAAGATGATTTAGGTAATTCAATACAAGGCGGTATCGTTATTGAAGGTATCCTTAATCCACAGAACTATCCTTTAAATCCAGCAGACGTTGGTTGGCAAGGATTGTCAGGACTAGCACAAGGTGGACAGCCGAGCTTTGCTCAAGTTGCATCAGGTGGTTCTGTTGTTTGGAGTACAGGAGATACATCAACTACAGCAAACGCAACTATTATTCCTAGAACGCAAGTTAATGCTCAGATGAATACTTTCCAGGCAAATAGACGTAGAAACTATGCATACTTTTATCCATCATTTTTAGATAAAAATTTAGAAGTTGGTGACGAAGTTGATGATGCAAAATTTCCTGCGGGAACTACAATTACTCAGATTACAAACCAAGGCACATATGTATTTGTTAGATTTAGTCAAACTTCAACAAGTAATCTAGTTGATAACGCTAACGTAACATTTGCTTTTGGTGGAGATCAAGAAAACAGAAACTTTGCATACTTTTCACAGACAACATGGGAAGCGGCAGGCGCTAAAGCTGGTACAGAGTTGAATGATCCTCCAACAGACCAAAGTGATATTAGTTTCCCAGCTGGTACATATGTATCAGGTGTACAAGGTCCATTACTGTTTGGTGATCCAGATGTACCAGGCGAATTTGTATACTATTACAGAGTTTCATTTAACAATGCGGCAACAGGTACAGTAAGTCCAGGAGATCAATTTACGTTCTTATTCCAACAACCACCGTATGCACAGCCAGGTGAAACAGTCTTTTCATTTATTGCTACACCGGGCGAACGTTCAGTGCTTAACTTGGATACATTGAAAGAGTTAACTAATACTACACTAGGTGGTAGAGGTACATTCCCGAATGGTCCTGACGTTCTAGCAATTAACGTGTATAAAGTGTCAGGCGCGGCAGTAAACGCTAATATTATTATTAAATGGGGTGAAGCACAGGCATAATGTCTGAGCTTCGCAACACTATTTTAGAATTAAGAAAACGTTGGTACGATATTCCAGAATACAAGAAAACTTTCGAAAAGCATGGACATGGACCAGGCAAGTACAGTAATTTTTATCTTAATAAATCTACGTTTGAATACATAAAGTTTAAAATTAAGAAAGTAAATTTACTAGAAAAAGCTCAATTAGAAAAACAAGATAGATTAATAAAAGAAATTAATCTGATGTTTGATTCTCGTCATGATCAGTATTATTTTGGAGAGTTTGTGTGGGCGTGTCTTGATTATCTCCAAGAGATTGACTGTCACCTCTAACTATTCTGTAATTGTCTTCAACACTGTCAGCAGTGCTTACTTCTGTAATACTACTACCAGGTTCCATACAAATAAGTTGATGCGGTTGCAAAGGAGGATTATGCCAAGTGTCTCCTTCTTTTAATTCGTGTTCGTGTAGAGTAGCATCTTTAGTATCAATCCATCTTAGTAAAAATCTACCATTATTTACAAACCAAGTTTCGTCTTTTTCTTTGTGAAAATGCATACTGAATTTGGCACCAACTTTTTCAAATACCATAATTTTACCACAGTACTTGTCATTGGTTGCCCATATTAATTCAAAGCCCCAACCTTTGTCTACTTTTCCTTTTAACTGTGTCATTGTTCTTTCCTAAAAAATAATGAGATACTAAATCTCCATTTGTTTACTACTGGTGCTCTAATGCTGTGAGGTATTTCACCGTCAAACCATATTGCTCTGTTTGGTTTTGGTGTACAAGCAAATTCTATTTCTTTGCCTGTTTTTTCATCAAAGAATAATGTTTCGCCGCCGTACTCTTGTGGCCACACGTCATTGAGATATAATAAAAATACATTAGTATCCTTATGTGTATGACTATAGTGTACACTACCTATATTATCACAATTTACTATTGCAAAGTCAAATAGAGTTGGTTTTATAAAATTTTTATATCTATCAGTAGTAAGTGCCTGTAAAATTTGTAAGTCATTCACTGCTTCTAAATCTAATCTACTATGCAAGTATACTTCGTCAGTAGTACGTCTATCACGCCAACCAAACTTAAATGGTGTTTGCTCCATTACTGCTATTTGTGCATGTTCAAATGATTTGTAATCAAGCACTTCGTCGAATATTTGTATCATTTAAGTATTCCTCCACTGACCAAAACTTAGGCAGTTCAATATGTTCTTGTATTTTAGTCATATCAGCTTCTGTATACACTTGATATTGACCTTGTAAATGTGCAGGCATTGGAATATATTTTATTTTTGCATCTAATTTATCAGCTATTGTTTTAGCAATGCTATCTAAATTACTTGCTTTGCCAGTACCACAATTAAATATGCCGCTAACATCTTTTTCTATCATTTTTTCGTGTATTTTACATATGTCATACACACAAATTAAATCTCTGTGAAATGTATCACTGTTTTCAAATACAGTAATCTCTTTTTTAGTAGATGCTTGATTTTGCCATTTGCTAACCATACTCATTTGATCGCCTTTGTGTCCTTCTCCTGGACCAAACACATTATAGTATCTAAAGCCTTGTATAGTGCATTGAAAATTATCAACACCAACATCTCTTATACTTTTATCAATTAGATACTTACTCCAAGCATAAGGTGTTTGTGGCAAGCATTTACTATCTTCTCTAAATCCATCATATCCTGGACCATACACTGCACTTGTACTTGCATATTGTAAATTTACACCATACTGATCGCATACTTGTATTAGCCTACTAGTAAATTCAAAGTTTTGTGCCCAAACTTTATCAACATCTTTTTCAGTAGTATCAGAAATTGCTCCTAGATGAATTATCCAATCATATCTTGTTACGTCTGGTATTATGTTTGGTACCCAATCAAATCCATCAACTTTATGTCCTTTGCCCAAAAAATAGTATACTAAATTTTGTCCGATAAATCCTCTATGTCCTGTAACTAATATTTTCATTAATTTGCCTCTAGTATTTTAGAAGTACTATATCCTTCAACTGTAGGTACAATGTGTACTGGTGCTAGATCATGTCCTACTATTTCTTCCACTGTATAGTCTCCGCCTTTTACTATTAGATCCGGTGATAATTTTTTTATCAAATTATACGGTGTATCTTCATCAAATATTATAACATCATCTACATAAGGAATCAAGAGTAATTGTTCTTTTCTTGTGTCTAAATTATTAAATGGTCTGTCTTGTCCTTTGATACGTTTTACACTTTCATCGCTGTTTAAACCAACAATAAGTTTGTCTCCTAAACTGCGAGCTTCTTTTAATAGTATGAGATGACCTTTGTGTAAAACGTCAAAACAACCATTAGTGAATACAATTTTTTCTTGTAGATCTTTTTCTTGCAACTTGTAAGTACCTACATGCTTAACACTTTCAGTACTACCTTTTACTGCAATTTCAATACATTTTTTATAAGAATAATTTTTTGTAAGTCCGTAAACAAAACCTGCAATAAAGCAATCACCTGCTCCAGTTACATCACTTACCTCAACTTTTTCTACAGGTACGGCATATTCTACACCATCAATTTTTGCCACAACTTCTTTATCTGCGTTAGTAGTAATAATATTGCTATCCCAAGAATTAAATCCTAGATCATTGTACTCTTTTCCGTTAGGTTTTACTAGCCATGCACCTCTATAATTGTAAGCATGTCTTTTAGGATCAACTATAACTTTGCAACCAAAAGAATTTAAATGTTCTATAATTTTTTCTGCTTCGTCCAATACACCCTTATTATAGTCACTTAGTATAACATAATCAAAATCTTTGAAACTTTTATTTCGTATGTTTTCCCAAGCATCTTCAGTATGAAAATCTTCATCAATACGTGTAATGTAATGTCCGTCACACATTACTCTTGTTTTGACACTTCTAGGGTTTGACAAATCCATTAGTTCTACATCAACGCCTAATGATGCCAAATTTTCTTTTACAAGACCTGCACCGCCTAATGATGTTTTCATTTCTTGCAAATTCACAACTGGTACAGGCGCTTCGGGACTTAATCTAGTAGAAGTGCCAAAAACATATTTGTCTAATATTGTGTCTCCAAGGACTAATACTTTTGCCATTATTTCTCTAGTAAATTTATTAATTCAAAAACTGTTTGTAACTTAGTTTGATTAGTTTTGCTTTGTAAGGTATTTCTTAAACCCATGTGTAAAGGTTTAGGCCATTTACCAAAGCTAACCCATGCATATCCGTCATGTTCGTCATTGAGCTTTGGAATAAATTCTTGTTTTATTACACATAGATATGTGTGGAAATTAAATTTTTCATCATTAGACACAAATGTTTCTAAAGGAATAGATTTTATTATGTCAGGATTGAATCCAAGTTCTTCGTTTACTTCACGCTGAAGTGTTTTCCATGGAGTTTCTGCAACTTGGCCTTTGCCGCCAACCAGACCCCATACATTGTTGTGTTTTGATTTTGTTCTATGGAGCATTAAGAATCGCTTAGTATCTAAAGCATAAAACAGAGCTCCGCTACATGATATATCCGGCATGTAACTACTTATTTTATGTTACTATGCGCCAGCTTCCGTTGTGGTATTCACCTTCAAAACTTAGGATCCATTCATCGTCAACATATTTGTATTGAACCCCTGTATTCAGGTTTGTTGTGTATACAATGTTATTTTCAGCATTAGCACTAGCATCAAATACTATTTCCCATGCTGATCCATTCCATTCTATAATATCATTTGCTCCTGCACTAAAATCACTGTTATCATCATTTTTCCATGCATCTGGACCATCTGTATTTTCGCTACTTCCTATAGCATTTAATACAAGTAAACGTATTCCAGTTTGTTTTGATTGTGTAGGATTAAATTTCATAGGGTCTATAATATAATCAATAGTTCCACTAGTTTTAGTAGGTCCTTCAAAAACAGTGTTAGAAGGAATAGTATCTGTGTCCCAATTTACAATTAATTGTGTAGGATCTAATTCATTTATTGCTACTGTTCCATTTACACTACTAGCCAAATCTGTTCTTTTTAACTGTAGTTGTGTAACACCAGCAGTATATTTTCCAGGTATTGCTTTAAAGTATTCAGCCCACTCTTCTACACCAGTTTGTCCATTTTCACCTAGCGTTGCTGTATTACCTAAAACAATTAAATCATAATTTTTGTATGTGGTGCTTATTGTAGTGTCATTTTGATTTTTACTTAATTTTGTACTTGATTTTGTTCCGTCAGCACTTTCATTTATTGTACTTTCTGCTTCTAAGTCTTGACTATCGTCATACGCTCCAAGTGTAGCTTTGTCATTACCTAATTTAATTGTTCCGTTACTTTCGTCGAATATACTCATTATTACATTTGTAATTACACCCATCTTTTTAACTTTTACAGGTGGAGAAATGTATATAGGTGTTGTAAATGTAAGCGAACCTACATCTATTTCACTTTCTGTTCCTACTGGTATACTTCTGCTACTAAAAGTTACACTGTCTAAATTTACTACTGTTAAACTTGTCCAGTCAATGTAGTTGTCTGTAGTTTGTATTTCTAAACTAGGATTAAACAACATTAATATTTGTTCCATTATTTGTAACTTTTGATCTGTATTAGTTGACCATATATCTGCTTTGATTGATAAATTATATGGTGTAGGCATAAGTCTTTCAATTGTATAATTTTTACCTTGCGTATTCAAATATTGGTTGTTTGTTGTATCAAATTCTCTTTCTCTAATATGTACTTTACTTGTATATGATGGATCAGCAGTTCTA